TGCATATGACAAACCACTAAATAACTTGTACAAGGGAACAGACAATTATTTGCCTGTTTCTGCGAAAGGGTTCAATCCTATAAATTGGATTGGCCAAATGAGTGAGGTTTTTGACAAGTATAAGGATGTAAAATTTTATTGGGTAGATTGTCAAGTGTCAGGTGGACAAAGTTGGCACGGTTCTTCAATAAGAGATTATCATTCTAACGTAAGGTTCTTGACAAAAAACGAACTTTGTGATACTATTAACATACTGTAACATACGAAAACATACGATAACATAAGGAGATATACAATGTCGTTAGCTGCAATGAAGAAGCAGAATAGTTTGGATTCACTATTGGGTGCTGCCCAGAAAGAATCTGCTCCCCAAGAAAAGAAGAGTTACGTCGATGAACGTCTCTGGAAGCCTACGATGGATAAGTCTGGTAACGGATATGCCGTCATTCGCTTCCTGCCGGCTCCAGATGGAGAAGACCTTCCTTGGGTAAAACTTTGGAACCATGCTTTCCAAGGCCCAACTGGTCAGTGGTATATTGAGAACTCTCTTACCACTCTCGGCAACAACGATCCCGTGTCAGAATATAATTCTAAGCTCTGGAACTCTGGCGTAGAATCTGATAAGGAGATCGCTCGTAAGCAAAAGCGCAAGTTGCAATATTACTCCAACATCTATGTTGTGTCTGACTCTGCAAACCCACAGAATGAAGGCAAAGTTTTTCTCTATCGCTATGGTAAGAAAATCTTCGACAAGATTATGGAAGCTATGCAGCCTGCATTTGAAGACGAGACTCCCATCAATCCGTTTGATTTTTGGGAAGGTGCGAACTTCAAGTTGAAGCTTCGTAAGGTAGATGGATACTGGAACTACGACAAGTCTGAATTTGAAAGCGTATCGGCTTTGTCAGACGATGACGATGGCCTAGAGGAAATTTACGGTAAACAGTATTCTCTCGCTGAGTTTACTGCACCATCCAACTTCAAGTCCTATGACGAGTTGAAGACTCGCTTGGATATGGTTCTTTCCGGCACGGTTGCTGCCAACTCGACGGTTGAAACGTTGATGGAAGATGAACCTACTGCCACACCCACAGTGGATACCAAACCGGCACCTACTGTTACTGTGACAGAAGATGATGATGATGACGCAATGTCATATTTTGAGAAGTTGGCTGAGGAAGCATAGCGGCCTGATTGCCTTGGTCGGTGCTTCAGAGAAGGGGGAACTTTTGTTCCCCCTTTTTTTAGAAGTTTCTCATCGCTCGTATGGTTTCAGCTGAACGACTAGTTGGTTTGTTTGTCATGGGCGAAGTATGATTGTTTACATTAGTTGTAGGTGAGCTCATGTTGGTCACATTAGTTGAACCACCGGCGGGTCCGCCACCGTAGTCTCCCGCTGATGGTGGAGATGATGAAATCGCAGCTGCCTGCACATTCCTTGGACTGCCGGAGAGGTCGCCGCTAAATTTTTTGTTTGGATTGACTGATTTATTGTATGCTGCCTGTCCTTTGCGTTCGATGGCTCTGATATCTCTCGCAATTTTCTTCTGCATATTTTTCGATTTCGATCCTTTGAGCCTCTGCCGCAACATTGCAAGTTTTTTCTGCTGCGCTGAAGTAAGCATCATCTTTCCTCTGGCAACCGCACCGCCGGTGCCAACATCTTTCGCAGCCGATCCAAGCATTCCAGCCCGTGCGCCTTCCATACCCTCTATGTCATCCTCAGCCATACCTTGGCCTACGGTGGGTGCGGTGGCTGAACCAGCAGAACCAGCACCTCTAGGAGTTCGAGCCTGTCTAGCTTCTCTCGGCTTTCTTCCAAATACGTTAGAGAAAAATCCTTGTACTTTTTCAATGGTGGATGGTTCAGCACTTTGCATTGCTTTGAATATTCTCTCATATTCTGCTGCTGTTGGAGGCATAACTTGTGGTATAGTAATTTTATTCAACAATCCAATTTTGCTCTCATCAAGAGTGTTAATTGATTCGATAGCGTTACTAAGAGATTGAAGACCAGCTGGATTACCACTACCCAATGCTTGAACTGCCATTTCAATACCTTTAATCACACTGCTATCTACTTTAACTCCCTGCTCAAAGAGTTTTGCATTTTCGACAAATGAATTAAGAGCACTGGAAGCGTCTGTAATACCTTGAGAGTTTTTGGCAAGTTCTAACAACTCTGAAATTGGGCCACCGCCGCCAAGCACTTTACCTAACGCACCAAGTAGGCCTGGACTACCAAGACCATCAAGCGATTCTTTAATCGCTTCGATACCTGACGCTGTTGCCGCCATGGTGCCAGGATCAATTTTAGATAGTTTTTGGATTGATTCAGTTTGTGCGTTGAGCACAGCAATTTGTGCCTCTGCCTCTGCTTTGGCATCACCTTTAACAGCTTTCACTACGGTTGCAATGCCCTCTGCCACAGAGGTTATTACGCCTGATATACTGTCTCCGATACCTCTAATAACACCTTCAACGCCTTGGAGAACATCCTTCACTCCAGCGCCAACTGATCTGATACCTCGACCAATTTTTTCCAACCCGCCAGAGATCGCTTCAATTACCCCAACAAATACCATACCGACACTTTCAATTACAAAACCAACTCCCTCTAATGCAGGCCCCGCAATTCTTAACGCAGCAGCTAATCCGATAAATGCAAGAGTGATAAGTCCAAGACCTATTGCTGTAGCAGGATTTGCAAATGCTGCAACACCTTTTGCTATCCCCATGAGAACAAATTGAATTACTTTTCCTATTCCCTTGCCTAGTGGTATGAGCGCCTTACCTAGTGCAGCAAATCCAAATGCAAGACCCTTGAGTGCGGCCCCTGCGCCCTTACCAATTGCTTTTATGAACGCACCGATACCTTTACCAAGACTAGCAATACCTTTTCCAAACTTGCCCATGCCGCCACCGCCGGAGCCACCTTCACCGCCGCCGTCACCTCCAGCGCCGCCACCGCCTGTCGTGTTTAGAGCGATTGTCTCTAATAGGCCGATTTGTGAGGTTTTCCAGGCCTCTTGTGAGGCTCTTTCTTGGTCTGCTTCTGCCCTAGTTGGTTGATCACCTCTTTGAAGTTCTATCTGTTCAGCAACTAACTCAAGGCCAGCAGTAACATCACCAATGGCACCCGACACTTCAAAAGATTGTATAGTTCTAGATAAATTCTCAAATGCAATACCAACATTACCAGAGAAAGCGGCCTCAATAGCTCTTGCAGCTTCGGTCAAAGAGTTAATTTTTTTCTCTTCTTCCTCTCTCGCTTTTTCCTCTTCCTCTCTCGCTTTTGCCCTCTCCGCTGCTTCTTTGTCCTGCTCGGCCTTTTCAGCCTCAGCGAGGATCATATCCCTTTCTATAGTTTGTGCTAAGTTTTCTGCCCGTTGGGCATTAATAATCCTTTCGGCTTCTGCATCGCCGAACATTTCTCTCGTAAGTTGTTCTTGCTGTTCTTGAAGCTCTTTCGCTTTTTGCGCTCTTTCTAATTCTTTCTTTCTTTGTTTCTCTCGTTTTCTAAGTCGCCCAAACTCTTGTCTGCTTAGTCCAGCAGCTTTTCGCTGTTTTCTTTGCTCATTTTTAAGTATAATAAAATTGAGTATATCTCTTCTGATTCCATTACCAAGAATGATTTGTTCAAGTTTTTGTAAGCCTTCTTGTTTTTTCAGCAAAATAGTTCGCAATCCAACATTTTCTTCCATGTTGGCAGATGCTCTTGTAAGAGCCTGGGTTGCGGTACGAAAATTATTGATTGCTTCAAGTTCTGTTCTGCTGACCATTTTACTACTTCTTACTCATGTATGCGGTCATACCCATGTAAGCACCTACCACACCGGCCATGCCGATGTAGAACAATGCAGACAGGTCGCCTATTAATTTAAGTCTAGTCTCTGGAATAAAGCCAGGGATCATAACGATGACAGTAAATATAATCATTGATGCCATAGATATCCAGGCCATGCGCCGTTGAGCATCAGCCTTCTCTTCTGCTGATTCTGCCTCGTGAATCGCTTTCACGGTGTTTAGTTCTTCATCACTCACTATTCCATCTCCATCCATGTCGTATTCATTATAAGAAGATTCTGGTTGTAATTTTTTTTGAACCACGACTCATCTCCTGTTTTTTCTATTTTGCTCTTCAATCCTTTGTTTTTCTTCTTCCAACCACGCCGCTAATAATGAAACGTATATATCTCTTTCCCACGGTATCATACTTTCAATCTCTGTTAGGCTATACTTATGGTGTTGCATCATGCCAAAATTAATTCTAAAGTATGCCTCCAGACTATTATGAGAAAGAGTTAGTCTAAAAAATCTGATAGCCCCTCCAACGTAACTGTGGATTCTACATTCGTATTTGGATTAACAATATCTACCTCATGTTTTAATTTTGGCATCGTCTCAAAAAACTCCTGTAGATTAGCAAATTGATCTTGTGTAAGGCTATCAATGAACTCATCAAGGTCTTGGTCAGTTATATCAACTTTGTTGTAAATATCCTCACCAAAATGAATTTCAGCTATACACTCTTTGATCATGTAAAAAATACTTTCCACACTGTTTTTCTCTTCGTTAGCTTTTAGTGTAGATCGCACACTTGGGTATGATAACTCTAGTATCACCTCATTCCCATTTGAATCATTACCAAGGCTACAATTTGTCTTGTGGTCTTTATCCATAAGAACCATAACGTCTTCCAAATCAATATCCACTTCAACGTATGTCTTTTTATCGTCAGGACATAGCAGTTGAACTGTAACTGTCTCTGATATTGACTTTTGCCTGATCTTAATAAAAGCATATTCAATATCAAACATGGGATCATCCATCTCGCCGACTTCACCAAAAGTACAGGCCTTGACTAAATCAAGAACTGCCTGATGGGTTGCGGCGGGTGTGTCTTCTTGCATCGCTAAGAGAAGAACTTTTTCCTCTTTTACTAAAAATGGTCTATATTTAATTTCCTTCTGTGTTGATGGTATTACCATAGTATAGGTTGGTGTTTCAAGTTTTGGCAAAGCCATAGTATTGTCTCCTTAGTTCAAGTCATTTATTCGGATTCGCTCCGATCTTCTGGTTCGGCCCTAATTCGGGCCAATGCTTTAGATTCTAAATTTGCGCCCGTTATTGTTTTGTTAAGGTCGGGTCGCTCCCGGCCGATCATTTCTGTAGGTTGTTTAGTTCCATATCGTCCAATGTCTGACCAGTATCTAAAATTAAAACTGACAGTAAAATCATTTATGGGAGCACTATTACCCATGTCAAAACTGATTGGCCCGATAGTTGATGGATAACACTCCCATATTCTAAATCCTGCCACTGGATTAAATCCTCTATCCAGAACAAAAATGTCAATTGTGCCAGATGCATACTCATCATAGTATCTTAGATTCCATGTTTTATCATTATACATTAATCTTTGCCATGAGGTAAAATAGTTATGTAGTTCAAATTTTTCATCCATCAAGAATTTTGCGTCAAAACTATCAGCGTATTCTACACCCTGCACAACGTTTCTGTTAGGGCCGTATACATTATCATCAGCTGAGGTTTTTAATGTGTTGCCTGGTAGATCAACTGATTGAGTGCGAACCACTATGCGGCGTAATATGTCGGGCCCCACACCCGATAATCCGGCTGGTGGATTAATATTCATTTGGAATCTGTTTACTTGAGGCATTCCACCTCGGCCCAGTTCAGTTCGTAAATTATCAATAGCGCCTGCTGCTCCAGAGCGTGCTCTCACAGGTTGACCAAGCCTATTAGGCGTGGGTATGAAAAAATCAACATCTGGGCCGACATTGAAAGCATCATTTAAGAGTTGTTGATTATTTGGTCTATCGGTCATTTGATCATTTTCCTAGATTCTGCCCAGACCTGTTTAGCTGAGGCCTTCTTGAAGTTTTGAACGGGGAGCAAAGTCGCTACAACCAGTTCATCATCTTCAATCTTACGAAACTGTGATTTTGTGTATCCACTTAGATATTTGTGAATTGTCGGCTTGACTAATTTAACTCCCTTGATTGCGTTGTAACTGGTTTTTAAATCAGAGTCAAGCATTTTGTCTAGAAGCCTCATTCTCAATGGTATTGGTAGATAGTGAAAGTTCAAACCTAGAAATCCATCACTATAACTTTCTATCGGTAATACCAATGGAAATGTATCGTAGTATGGCAGTTTCTTTTTGAACTTAGGTCCATACACAAACATGTTTAACGTGCCACCAAATGGTCTTGCCGCTTGTTTACCATCTCTGATCAAGTCTAGACGGCCGGGTTGGCCAAACTCTTTTATCTTGTTTCTATACCACTCTGTCGAGTAAGGTTTGTTCCCCGCCGCATCCAAGACACTTTGTATGTAATCGCTTTTAGCCATATATTTTTTACCACTTACATGAGATGAATTAGTTCATCTTTAGTTTTTTTTCCAACTCTGTTAGGCCCTCTTCGTATCTCTGGTTTAACATTACCGTAATCAAATCCATATTTTACATTATCTTTGTAAACTTCTCTTTGTATGTCATCGTCCATCTTGTCTATGTAGCCTAATCCCATAGCTATGGGCGCATGACTTGAGTCATATCTGCCTAATTTTTCTGCTGTTTCTTTTTCTCCTAAACAACCATTAAACCCTGTGTTTATACCTTGTTCTTCAGAAGCTATCATTGCAATGGTTGAACTAACTAGGCAATCGTTAAATGTCTCCTCGTTTTTATGTTTAGCCACCCAAACTAATACTGTGGGTGCTAAGACTTGCCCATTATATCTTCTGTGACCAATAGGCCCTTCTCTCAATCTTTCACCACCTATACAATAAGTATTTTCCCAATATAACCATTGTTTAATCTCATTTGATTTTTCTGAATCGCCTAGAACAAATATCTCGTAGTTGTATTTCCCATTTTTAGATGGCGCAGAATAAGCACAGTCTAAAATATAATCTAGCTTTTCTTGCTCTATGGGTTTATCAGACCACCATTTTGCAGTGAACCTCTTTTCAAGTATTTCCCGTAACATACCTTTATTTATAACGGATACCTAAATCATCCTCGGTCAGTATCTTAAATTCCATTCCTTTATCTGAACACCACTCTGTTGCATATTTCCATTTAGCTTCATTTACTCCCCATGTTTTTACCTCTGATAGCCACCGTTTGGTTCGTCTTGCCGGATTTGGGTTTGGTGGACTACACTGCACCTTTGGCTTTACTTCTATAATGTATTTCTTCAGTTTGCCGTTGGCCTGTTTTACCTTGATATAGAAATCTGGAAAGTAACGATGCACTCTACCATCCAAAGGCGACACATATGGTATGACCACTTCCTCACTACCCCATTCAAGTATATTGTCACTCTGATCACAATACACCATAAATTTACGTTCCCATAAAGAACGATAAATTATGTTTCTTGGGTTCCCGATATATTTTCTGGGATTTTTGGGAGAGTATCGACCTTTGTATGCCATATCATATAAATACCTAGTAAGTATTATTTAGATGGGATGTAAAAATGTCAAATAATGTGCCGTTAAGCAACAACAATAG